AACAATTGTTTCCATTTTGATTTCCTTTTGTTATGGCCAAAAGTTTTATTTGGCCGTATTGTTGTCTTGATAAATTAAATATAACAAAGGCCAAGCTAAATGTCAAACAAAAATGTGACATTTTTTAATTATTTTTTAGAATTAATATTAGACGCATAACTATTTAATTCCATTATGAAACATTTTAACTATTCAATTTAGTTGAAAATAGTTCTTGACAAAAATTATATTACTAGGCCATCATTATATGTATGCATGAGTTTTTTAAAAAAAGAATAAAAGAACTGGAAGAACTAGAATATCCATCGCATCTTGCGTTGACTACGATCTTGCTTAACAAAATTTTATTAAAATCGTTAGATTGTAAAGTGCTGGAATTACCAGCGTTAATCGTGGAATACGAGCGAGAGAAAGATAAAATAAACCGAAAAGGCTGGTATGGTCGATGACCCCATCGTCGTAGCAAAGCGACAAGAAAAAATAATCGGAAAGAAAGAAACTGCCGAAGAAATACATCGTGTAATGCGGATGTCTAAGGGAGAGTTGGAACATAAATTAATGCAACCGCAATACTCCGTGTTTACATCGATCATTCAGAGTGTTGCGACGATGGCAATTAAAGGGCATACGCCATCGATAAACTTTTTATTTGATCGCTTATGTGGAAAAATCACCGATAAAATCGAACTGTCCAGCAATAGCACAGAACAGAAGTTAACAATAATATCTAAGAAATTAAGTGAGGGACAATGAGAATTAAATGGCATTTAGAAAAAAGAAAAATGAATGAATTAACACCGCACCCAAACAATCCTCGGATTATCGATGACCACGCTCTTTCAATCCTCAAGGAATCGTTTGACGAGATAGGCGTGGCACAACCGATAAACATTAGCAGATCGGGCGTTATCTTATCTGGTCATGCTAGATATATGCAATTACAAAAGGACGGGGTCGACGAGGTAGACGTGCTTGTACCCGATCAAGATCTTACGGAAAAACAGGAAGAAGCTGTAATCATCCGTATGAATAAAAACGTAGTGGGTGCGTGGGACTTAGTTAAGTTAAAAGATTACTTTAAAAAAGATGATTTATTTGAATGGGGTTTTAAAAAGTTTGAACTGCTAGATGTAGAATCAAATGAACCACATGAGGAAATAGAGGAAGAAGAAAAAGAAGAGTCACCTATCCATAAATTTATCGTGACTTGTGACAAGGAAGATAAAGACGCAGTGTTTGTCTATATAGCAGAGCATCTTAATAAATCTCAATTTAAAAACTTAAGGATAAAATGATGAAGGGGAAAATATTACCGTTAAGAATTTTAACAAAATTAAAAAATATAAATCATAAAACAGCATTACAACGATTATCATTAGGATGGGATGTAAAAAGGATTTTAGCTTGATATTCGAACCATGGAATATTCAAGAAGAGTTTCTAACTTCAGAGAAAAGATTCTTAGGATTCTTCGCAGGGAAACGTTCGGGGAAAACTTGCGTTGGTGCAATCAAATCAATTCTATTGCAGGAGACGAAACCGAATTATATTCCAAACGGCGTTGATAAGTACATTGGAGTTATCGTTGCACCTACTAGGGATATGCTTGACCGCTTATCATGGGAGAAATTGATTGCTTACGGGAAACCCTTTATCCATAAAATGAAGCGGTCGCCACACTATATCGAGTGGCATGACGGGAGTGTAATCTACGGTATTAGTGCCGATAATCCGAGGAGAATAGAAGGGATAAAGGCAAATTACGTTTACATTGACGAAGCATTACAATGTTCCGAAGACCTTTATCTGGAGTGCAAAGCTCGCATTGCCGACCAACAAGGGTATATAATATGTACCGGCTCGCTTGGTCAACAAGTAATCAATCCAAAGAAACATTGGGCATATAAATATTTTAAAGAGAAACCTTGCGATGAAACTGTTTGTTTTGAATGCAGAACGATCGATAATCCCTACTTCCCCAAAGATGAAATAAAACGGTTACAGTCAACACTTGACCCAATGACTTTTACGCAGATGTTTGAGATTAACTGGGATACCATACCACAAGCGGCGGTTTATTCTAACTTATCAGTGGACAATTTTCGTCAATTGGAATTTAATCCAGCATTGGAAACATATGTATCTATCGACTGGGGTTATGCTCATCAAATGGCAGTTTTATTTATCCAGTATGATCGAGTAAATGATATAGTGTATGTGATAGATGAGATCATACAAAATAAGATGCTATTAGAGTCGATGGTTGATAAGATCATGGTGAAAGGGTATCCTATCTTCGGCTGGGATTGCGATATTTCAGGCACACAAGAAAGAGAGCAAACAGGTCGGTCAAATATTTTTTTAGTAACTAAGTATTTGAAAGATAAATATGGAATGGTAGTAAAATTTAAATTTAGACAATCGGCAATTGTTTACGGGATAGCACTACTGCGATCATATATAAAAAACATGGAAGGAAAATGCAGAATGTTTTTCGATGAACGAAAATGTCCAATATTAATCGATCAATTAAAGAATTATCGGTATCCGGAAAAAGACGGTGAAGTAACGAGCGAGTTGCCGATAAAGTTAAACGACGATGGGAATGACAGTTTAAGGTATTACGCCGTCAACGTGTTAGACGATATTGTAAAAGGTAAAAGAAAAATAACCCAAAGTTACTATTAGGAGTAAAAATGACTATTGATGAAATTTTAAAAAGAGTGAATAGCGAAGAAGCACGTCTAGCACGACTACAAGACTATGACCGCTTCTTAATGTATGAAGGGCATAGTGAGATAGTGATTAAAAAAGCTATCCAGAAAGAGTTTAAAAAGAAGGAGAATGTTGAGGCATTATCGGCAAGGATAGTGCCGTTAAATATAACTCAAAAGATAATTATTAAGCTAGCAGGCGTGTACACAGAGCCGCCACAGCGAGTAGTTGCCGATCAAAATGAAGAAGATCAAATGTTAGTTGACGATTTAAGTTATGAAATGAAATTAGATTTAAGAATGAAAGAAGCTAATCGTTATTTCAAGTTATTCAAACGTAACCTAATGGAGATATATCTCGATGATTATGGCGTTCCGTCGATTAGGAATATCCCACGTCATGCGTATGAAGTCTTGTCGGAATCAACAACCTCTCCGGAGTTGCCAGATACCGTTATTAAGATAATTAAGGATGGTATAGGAGCAGAGCAGATCTTGGCAGTATGGACAAAGGAAAATTACTTAAAGGTAAATGGCAAAGGAGATATTCTAGAAGCACTTCCCAATTCCTATGGAGCGTTGCCATTTATTTATATTAACCAAGCTACTTACTCGATTAATCCTTTACCCGATGATGATTTGCTAAAGTGTTCCGTTGCTATTCCGCTCGTACTTACTGATTTATTGTTAGCTTGCAAATATCAGACATGGTCGATTTTGTGGATACGTGGAGAATCCGAAATAGATATGCACCCATCGTCTATCATCAATCTAGGGTATGACCATCAAGGAAGGCCTGAAGAAGTGGGGATGATCAAGCCGGAGATTGATATTAATGCAATACTACAACTAATTACTAATATCCTCAGTACCCTTCTGAGTACTAAGGGGTTGTCTGTTTCTACGATAGCCACAAGCATTTCCGTCAATGACCCAGTTTCTGGGGTATCTAAAATGCTGGATAATGCCGAATCCATTGAAGATCAGAGAGATCAACAGCAGTATTTTTATGATGCAGAGATTAGGTTATGGTCATTAATTGCAGATAATTTAATGCCAGTATGGCGACAAATGAATTTGATTGCGGATGTGAATAAGGAATTTTCTCAAACATTCGACATTGATATTCAATTCCAGAAGCCGAAAGTAATGGAGAGTGATAAAGAAAAACTAGAAGTAGCGAAGATGAAGTTAGATATGAAATTATCTACAAAAGAAAGAGAACTAAAATTACTATATCCGACAATGACTAACGATGAAATTCAAACTTTATTACAGGAAATAAAAGATGAAATGGAATCCAACATACCAGATCAACTTAATAAGTTTGCTAAGGCAAACAGTTCCGGACAAAAAATTGATAACAAAACTATTGCCAATAACGAAAATGAAGACGTTCAAGACGATGTTGGGAAACAAGATAATAAAAAGGATTGAAGAACGCACATTGTCGGGAATAGATAAAGATGATAATGAGTTTCAAGATTATTCTGAAAGTTATGTAAATAGCTTGCCATTTGACGTTTATGGGAAAGGTGAGAATGTAAATTTAAGACTATCCGGGAAGATGTTAGCGGCAATGATTTTTAAAGGAGTAGGTACTTCCGATTTAGTTGTGTATTTTAAAGATGGAGAGTCGGCGGCCAAAGCACATGGTCATATTAACGGGGGGAATAATTTGCCTGTTAGAGATTTTTTAGGATTACCTACAGATGAATTGCGAGCATTGTTCCTAGAAGCGACAAAAGAAGTAAGCAGAAATTCTTTAAATATTGATCAAGTAGATTTTACAGATTATATAAAAGAAGAGGTTTTATCAAATGTCGACATACAATGATATTTCCAAAATAATTGAATCTAAGATTAAAAAACTTGTCAATAAACAATTGATGGAATTTATCGGAGAAAGGGTTAAGGATATAATTAGAAAGAGAACTAAAATAGGCTATGGGATAACAAGCGAATCTAAGACGAGATCTGTTTCAAAAAAACTAAAACCTTTAAGCTCTGCTTATGTAAAATATAGAAAAAAAGTAGGGGTTAAAGGTGAATATGGTTCTCCAGAAAGATCGAATTTAACTAATACTGGACAAATGCTAGATGCCATAAAGGTTACTGCACAACAAGCAAAAGTATTAGTAGAGATAGCGGAAACTACTAGAGATGAAGGTAATATAACTAATAAAGAAGTAGCTAAGTATGTGTCAAAAGATAGATTGTTCTTCGGATTAACAAAGCAGGAATATCAACTATTAGTGCGAGATGTACAAGAATATATTAAAAGGAGATTGTAACA